GACCAACCCCTACCTGGCAGTAATGCAAGTAAGGTGTGGCCAGGAGCCCCTGTGATTTCCGTGATGATGCGCTCAAACAGGCCATGAACCCAGCCTGGGAACCAAAGCTGTCGCCAGAAATGGCCGGCCAACCTAGAAAAAATTTTCACTAGGTGGCCAGGTAAAACGGCGGTAACGCAAATGATCGCGGCTGTAAGTACAAGCCTGAGAGGTTTGACATCTGCCCATTGAATGAGGTGTTTAAACACGGAGCACAGCGGCAGTTTTAGGAACACTTGACTTATGACTTCACCGATGACGATCTTCGGTACCAGGAAAGTGAAAACAGAACCGGTAAATGCAGAGAGTCGCTGAAGTGCACTTGGGCTGTTGGGAATTGATCGTTTGACGTAAGTGGGAGCCACTGACTTGGACCAACCGCCACCTGGGGTGGGGTGGATGACGCGGTATCGTTTCCTCTCATCAATGTATCCGTAGATGTCAGGCTGCGGTTTTAGCATCTGCCATTGAAAAGAGAGAGCGTAAAGAGTGCTCCAAAGAATGTGCTTGGCCCACCAGGCCCAAGTTTTGGTTGGCGAGAGCTGTTGTGCAATGTGTACAGCTATCCAACGCTCCCTGGCGGTGGTTCGCGGATTTATGCCATTTGCCAGCTGAGTGACTTTGGCAGCCAAATTTCGTCCGGACAAGTCGGGGGTGCGGTTAACAAAGTCAAGGATGCCAGTAAGCACTTTGGCCGGAAGGTACTCTCCGGACAGTGTTCCCGTGATGCTGGCAGGAAGCTGAATGAATGAGCCCGTGGAAAAGGTGCGAGTATCCTGCTCAGTTGCGTCTCCACAGAAGATGTGCCATAAACAATGCCCGAGTTTGTATTCTAGGAGCACCACATGGTATACGCGGCCATTTGAGGCGCACACACTGGAGGTTCTCAACCAGGATTCAGTAACGGCAATCGGAGTCGAATAAGACTCTGACTCAGATTCTGTGAAGATAAAATTGAAGTTTCCAAGGTCATAATCAATCATGTGACTGGCAGGCTCGAAAGTTGCGGCACGGTCTAACACTTCAACGGGATTCATCCCGGTAACGAACAAGTGGCCTTCGGGGTTGTCGGAGCTCAATCGCTCAACTAGCTCATGGGGGGTAACAACGGAAGCAACGTCATGCATTAACATGGTGGGGTAGTCAGAAAGAGATGCGTGAGCGACTGCTGTGCCAGGATACCTAGATGCGTCTTTGGCCTCATAAACTGGGTTCTGAACGCTGCCGGCCGGAGGTAACAACGAGAGCTTGCTGGACTTGACGGAGATGATGCCGTATTGATGGGGCGTTAAGTAGTTTCTCAGGCGGCGGAGTTGGAACTCTTCGATTGATTTGTGGAGGGCATGAGGTGCTTCAGGGGCGTCTGGTTGCGGCTGTTCCATGCCCAGTGGGGCAAGAAGGTGTCGTTGGCTAGGAGGAATGGCGTAAGGAGTAGATTCTTGGGCTCTAGAGCGGCCGTTGAAGTAGTCTACCAGGTGCCTGTTCAGGAGAGCATGCTCCTGG